CCTTCTGGTACACCGAGGGACGCATCATGTGGCGCGGCCCGGTGCGGCCCATTGCCATCAGCGCCCTCCAGGCCGAGCGCCTGCGCGAGACCTACCGGGACGACTGCCGGGTCGCCTACGACAGTGGGAACATGGCGACTGCGGCCTGGGCGGCGGCGCTCTGGATGGAACTCGGAACCGCGCTGGATGCGTTCGCGCTTGAGCGGCGCGGGCGCCGGTCGGTGGCGCCATGAGCCAGCACCCCACCATCCGCGAGACGCTGCGGGCCTGGGGATGGCGCGACCTCCCCGCCCGGACCCCCGGGAAGCGGTTTCTCGTGCACTGCGCGACCGGGCGCAGCCTGGGCGCCTTCTACGCCAGCGAGGCGCTTGCGGCGGTCATCTGTGACGCCGCGTTCCCGCGCCGCGCTCTCCCATCTTTCCCGCCCGAGGTTCCGGGTTTCACCACGGCTGGCGCCGCGCTTCGGCGCGCGCTGGTCAACCTGTCTGAGGACACGCAATGATGAACCGTTCCTGGCTCTGGTACGCGATGGAGTTCGCCAAGCTGGCGGTCACCGTTGCGGCCTTTGCCGCCCTGCTGGTCGTTGTGGTGCCCGCATGAGCGAGACCCCGACCATAGGCCCCGGACTCGCCAAGGCCGTCGCCCTGCGGGTCGTGTCGCCCCCGGAGCCGGTCACGCTGGCCGAGCGCATTGCCAACCTGCAGACCGAACTCCGGGCGGCCAATGCCGAGCAGTTCCACGCGCTCCGCTACGCCCTCGAGACCCTTGTCGCGATGGCCCAGGCGGTTGCCGAGAACCCGTCACAGCCCGCCGGGCGCCGCGAGATCGCGCGCACCGTGGGCGAGCAGGGCGACAGCGCCTTGCAGACCCTCATCGTTATTCAGGGGCGCACGCCATGAGCGCGGCCAAGACCCGCGCCGCGCACAAGCGGCCCGACTTCATCGACCCAACCATCGAGGCCCAGACGGTCAAGGCCCTGCGCGAGTCCATTGCGGCCCTCAACGAGGACGACGATCTGCTGGCGGACACCATCGAGGGCGAGACCGGCTTTTACGAGGTGATCGACCGGCTGATGGACCGCATCCTTGAGGCCGAGGTCATGGTCGAGGGTGTGGACGCGGTCGTTGCCCGCCTTACGGCCCGCAAGCAGCGCGCGGAGACCAACGCCAAGCGCGACCGCGCCCTGATCGAGCAGGCCATGACCATCGCCGAACTCGACACCATGACCCGACCCGCCGCGACGTTCACCCTCGCGCGGCGGGCGCCGTCCTTGGTGATCACCGAGGAGTCGGAAATCCCGCCCCGGTTCTGGAAGGCGGGCGAGCCCAAGCTGGACAAAAAGGCGCTCACCGATGCGCTCCGCGACCGGGCGGCGGCCTGGGCGGCGGCATCTCAGCGGACGGGCGACGAGCGCACCCAGGCGATTGCCGCGCTTGCCGTGACCCACCCGGACATTCCCGGCGCCACGCTGTCGAACGGCGCCCCCTCCCTCACCATCCGCATCAAATAGGAGCCCCCATGAACGCGCTAACCACCACCCGCTCGGCTGTGCCGGTCACGCCCTCGGCGAACTACAGCGGCGCCCAGCTTGCGCTCATCAAACGCACGGTCGCCAGGGACACCTCCCCGGACGAGTTCGACCTGTTCATGGCCGTGGCCTCGATGAAGTCTCTTGATCCGTTCTCCAAGCAGATCAGCGCCATCGTCTTCAACAAGGACAAGGACGACAAGCGCCAGATGGCGATCATCACGACCATCGACGGGATGCGCGCCATTGCCGCCCGGTCGGGTCGCTACCGGCCCGACGAGGACGAGCCGGACTACACCTACGACGAGGGCCTGCGCGGGACGACCAACCCGGCGGGTCTGGTCAAGGCGCGCGTCCGCATCTGGATCGCGGACCCCACCCAGGACGGCGGCTGGAAACCCGCCACCGGGGTCGCCTACTGGGACGAGTTCGCGCCGATCAAGGACGAGTGGGCCTATAACGAGGAAAAGGGCAAGCGCGCCCCCACCGGCAAGCAGACGGTGGACGGCAACTGGGCGAAGATGCCCCGCGTCATGCTCGCCAAGTGCGCCGAGGCCCAGGCGCTTCGGAAGGCGTTCCCGGAAGACCTGTCCGGCCTCTACGAGGGGTCGGAGATGGACCGCGCCCAGGTCATCGACGTGACCGCCTCGGAGATCATCGAGAGCCACGCGGTCGAGACCACCCGGGAGCGCCTGGGGCTTGCGGGCACGATCACCTTCCAGTTCTCGCCCACCTCGGCGCTTGAGCCGGTCGGGCTGGGCAAGCTGGCCGACAAGATCATCGAGGAGTCGCGCGGTTGGGACCTGTTCCAACTACGGTGGTTCCGGTCGGTGAACCAGCCGTCTCTCCGGGACTTCTGGGCGCGGGCCAAGGCCGACGCCCTGGCGGTCGCGCGCCATCTGGACGAGCGCGAGAAGGTGCTTCTGGAAGCGGAGCCCGCGTAAGCGATGCCTGCGGAGGCGCCTCTTCTCTGGCAGTGGGACGGCGAGGCCATGTGGCCTCGACCGGCCTTCGTGCGGCTGGCGAACAAGCAGTTCGTGGTCGGCGAGACATACCGCCTGGGCGAGATTGAGGAGCGGTCCACCTCCTCGCACGGCCACCAGTTCGCGTGGCTCAAGGAGGCGTTCAAGAACCTGCCCGAGCGGTTGACGCGGGAGTACGCGAGCCCGGACCACCTGCGGAAAGCCGCCCTGATCCAGACCGGCTTTTACCGCGAGACGATCCTCGACGTGGGCACGCACGAGGCGGCGGTGGGTGTAGCCCAGGCGCTTCGCTCCAAGGACCAGTTCGCCTGGATCGTGGTCCGGGGGCACGTTGTGGTGATGCGCGAGGCGAAGTCGCAATCGCGGCGCTCCATGGACAAGGCCGAGTTCCAGGCCAGCAAGACGGCCATCATGGAACACATCGCCGGGCTTCTCGGCGTTACCACCCAGGAGCTTGAGGCCGCCGGGCGCGCGGAGGCCAACGCATGACGGGCCGCAGCGTCCCCGAGTGGGTCGGCAAGACCCCGGACAGCCGCCCGCCCGTCGCGGTGCGCCTGCGCGTGTTCGCCGCCTACGATGGGCGGTGCTACCTAAGCGGCCAGAAGATCGGCCTCAAGGACCAGTGGGACCTTGACCACATCAAGCCGCTCCACCTCGCCCAGGGCGAGGAGAACCTAAACCGCGAGTCGAACCTCGCCCCGGTGATCCGAGAGCGGCACCGCGAGAAGACCGCCAAGGAAAACGAGGCGAAGGCCAAGGCCGACCGCATCCGGGCGAACCACCTGGGGCTGCGGGCGCCCAGCAAGCGGAAAATCCCCAGCCGCCCCTTCCCCAAGTCGCGCCCGGCGCCGCCCTCCCGCCACGAGGAGGACGGGCCGTGACGGCGCCGACCCGACCCACCCCGGACGAGGAGCGCCAGCGCCTCGCCGCCATCAAACGAGCGCGAAAGGCCGCGCGACAGAAGAAGGGAATGCAGGCGTGACCGACGCCCCGGTGACGATCTTCAATGAGGTGGAGTGCGTGGAGCGCGAGGTTCGCCTGCGCGAACAGGTTTATCCGCGCCGCGTCTCCCAAGGTAAAATGACCCAGGCCCAGGCCACCCGCGAGCTTGCTCGGATGCGGGCGGTCCTAGCGCGGTTGCAGCGAACCGCCGAGGGGGAGCGTCTGCTGTGAACCCCACCCTCGACCACGAACTGCGCCTGCTGGGATGGCGCACCCTGGCGACCCAGGTGTTGAACCTTCGCCCGAGCGAGGCGAGCGTCCTTGTGGCCCTCATGCGGCGCCCCGGCGTGTTCGTGGGCCTGGAGCAGCTTGCGGTGCTGCCGGTCCAGGCGCACCGGCTGACCGAGCTTGCCTGTTCGAACAAGGGCGTGCTGCTCCGGGTTTCCCGCCTGCGGACCAAGCTGGCCGACCTCGGATGCGACGAGGTGGTCGCCATCCGACCCAGCGGGTCGAACCCGATCACTGGCTTCATGCTCACGCGTGCAGGCGCCGAGCGCATCCAGGCCGCGCTTGCCGAGGCGGCGGCGCTTGCCCCACCCCAACTCACGGAGTCCGCCGCGTGACCCGCTATGCCGCCAAGACGGAGGTGTCCGTCGCCAAGTCCCGCGCCGAGATTGAGGCGACCCTGGAACGCTACGGCGCCGACGCCTTCGCCTACTTCACCGAGGCCGAGCGGGCGATGGTGGCGTTCCGCATATCAGATCGACAGGTGCGGTTCGTTCTGACGCTGCCGCGAAAGGACCGGCGCGAGTTCACCCACCACAGCCGGGGTGAACGCACAGCCGAGGCCGCCCTGGCGGCATGGGAACAAGCCTGCCGCCAACGCTGGCGCGCGCTCGCGCTGGTCATCAAGGCCAAGCTGGAGGCGGTCGCCGCCGGGATTACCACCATCGAGGACGAGTTCCTTGCCCACACCCTCCTCCCGGACGGCGCGACCGTTGGGGCCTGGGTCAAACCGCAACTCGCGGTCGCCTACCGGGACGGCGCCATGCCGACCGGCCTTCTCCTGAAAGGACCAGAATGAACCAGATCGCCCCCACACCCACCCAGGTCAGCGACCCGGTCGACGTCTATGTCGGCGACAGGATTCGCGCCCGCCGGAAGCTGCTTGGGCAAAGCCAGCAGGACCTTGCGTGCGACCTGGGCGTGACCTTCCAGCAGGTCCAGAAATACGAGCGCGGCGCCAACCGCATCAGCGCCTCCATGCTTCACCGCACCGCCCTCTCGCAGGGCGTGGCGGTTGCCTACTACTTCGACGGCTACCTGCGGGTCAGGCCCGCCGAGGGACCGGCGAATCCAGCCGAGGCGTGGTTGATGGGTTCCGAGGCCGCCGTCTTCGCGGAGGTGATCAGCGCCCTCTCGCCAGCCATGCGGGGCGCGACCTTGCGCGCGATGCGGGCCTGGGTCGAGATGGAGCGCGGCGCCTGATGCTTCGCATCCTCGACCTGTTCTGCGGTGCGGGGTTGGTCGCGGACGGCCTGCGGCTGGCCGGGTTCAACGTGGTGGGCGTAGATCTTTACCCGCAGCCCCGCTACCCCGGCCCGTTCCTGCAGGCCGACGCGACCTGCCTGGACGTGCGGTTCCTGGCCGCGTTCGATGCGGTATGGGCCTCACCGCCCTGCCTGCGCGACACCGCCATGCGGCACGCCCCCGGCGCCAAGGGTGAGGCCCACCCGGAACTGATCCCGGCCACCCGGCGCCTCCTGCGGGCGTCGGGGTTGCCCTACGTCATCGAGAACGTGGAGGGCGCGGCGCTGGTCGATCCGGTTGTCCTGTGCGGCTCCATGTTCGGCCTCGGCGTGACCGACCGGGGCGCCCGCTACCACCTCCAGCGGCACCGGAAGTTCGAGACGAACTGGCCGCTGTCGGCGCCCGGGCCATGCGCCCACGCCAAGCCGGTCGTCGGTGTCTATGGCGGCCACGCGCGGCGCCGGGCGGCGAGCGCCGGGGGACGCGGCACGCGGGACGAATGGGAGGGCGGCCACCAGCGCACCATGGCCGACGCCATGGGCCTGCGCCGCAGCCTGACGTGCGCTGAGATCAGCCAGGGCATCCCGCCCGCCTATGCCGCCTGGGTGGGCGGCCAGCTTGCCGAACACGTTTGGCTGCAACGACACGAGCGCGACTTCATCACCAAGCACGGAGGCTGGTCGTGACGGTCTACGTCGATCAGGAACGCAACAACTTCCGGCGCATGGTCATGTGTCACATGTTTGCTGACACCCTGGCCGAACTCCACACGATGGCCGGTCGCATCGGAATGAGCCGGGCGTGGTTTCAAGCTGACGCCAGTTTCCCCCACTACGACCTGAGCCTGACGCGCCGGGGTTTGGCGCTCAAGTACGGGGCGCAGGAGATCACGCGGCGGGAGGGCTACGATATCCGCAAGCGGCTCAGAGCCGACCCGGCCTTCATGGCGGAGTGGATGGAAAGCCGCCAAGCCCTCAACCCCCACTCAGGAGGCGGGTCGTGAGTGAGCGAGAGAGTTTGAAAAGCTGCCCGTTTTGCGGGGGTGAGGCTGAAATAGGGGATGTATACCCCTACGAGCACAATCCGTTCGTGGCGTGTGCATCGTGCCCCGCTGAGATTACGCAGGCCACGCTATCGGAGGCCATCGCCGCCTGGAACACCCGCGCCCGACCAGAGCCTTCCGAGGCCGTGGTGGCCGAGGCGATGCTGGCGGAGCTACGCCGCCAAGCGAAGGAGACGCGGGGGAACCCGTTTCTCTACGATGAGAACGGCCTGACCGACACAACCATCGACGGCGAGGTTGACCTGATCGCGCTCGCCAGGGCCGCGCTGGAGGTAATGCCACCCGCCCACCCGAAGCTTGCCGCACTCAAGGAGGAACTGCGCGCTAGCGAGGCTGCCTTTGCGGAGTTGGCGCGGCTAAGTCACGCGCTGGTCGAGGCGACCATGCCTATCGGGACCGCGCCCTCGCAAAAGCAGTTGCTCCAAATGACAGACGCCGCCCTGGCGGTGGCGAAATTCATGGCCGGGCGGGCGCCCCCATGAGCAGCGTCTACACCTCTCCGCTCGATCACCTGGGCCACGCGACCGAGCGGCTGCTGGGCGAGGCGTTCGCCAAGAGCGCCACGATCACGGCGGCCCGCGCCGCCGAAGTCCTGGGCCTGGACGAGAAGACCTTGCGCGGCGCTGCCCAGGCGGGCCTTATCGGTTCAATCCCTACTGGCGGCGGCCTGCGGCGTTACACCGAGGCCGACCTTCGCGCCTACCTGGGGCGCCCCCGCGAGACGCCCGCTCAGAAGGAGCCTGCGCCGTGTCCGTCTACAAACCGACAAAGAGTCGCTTCTGGCAGTTCGACTTTGTCCTTCGTGGGACGCGCTACCACGGCAGCACCGGGCAAGTTACGAGACGCGCCGCTGAGAGGGCGGAAGACCGCATCCGGCGGGAAATCGCCGAGGGCCGACTCGGCAGCGCCGACAGCCTGACCCTGGACGAGGCGTGTGGGCGCTGGTGGCAGGACGTGGGCCAGCACCGGGGCGATGCCGTGGACGTGGAGCGGCGCCTTGAGCGCCTGATCGGCCTCCTGGGCCGCGCGACCATGCTCCGCGACATAGACGCTGAGATGGTGGCCGACGCCATCCGCAAGCGCCGCCTGATCCCCTACCAGAAGTCCCGCGCCAAGGACGCGCGCCGCTACTTCCCGAGCCCGGCGACGGTGAACCGCGATGTGGTCGACCAGCTTCGGCCCGTCCTGCGCTACGCCGAGGAGCTATGGAGCCGGAAGGGCCTGACCCTGCAGCCGATCCGGTGGGGCAAGCTGCGCCTGGAGGAGCCCGCCGGACTCGTCCGGGTCTATGGCGAGGAGGAACAGCGGGTGTGGCGCGCGGAGTGCGGCCCGACCGTGGGGCTGGCCCTGGACCTCCTGCTGACCTACGGCCCCCGGTTCGGCGAACTGTTCTTTGAGCCTGCGGACTACGACCCGGACGGCCCGCGCTTAACCATCCGAAGCCGGTTGATGCCGGATGGCGAGCGGCGCCGGGGCCGCAAGCGCGACGTGGGCGGCCACACGATCCCGCTGCGGGAGGAACATGCCCGGGAGGTTGCCGCCCGCGTGGGCCGCGCCAGGGCGGCGGGGCTCGACCATATCTGGTTCGTGGAGGAGCGCGACGAGGCCACCGGCAAGGTCACGCTGGCCTCGCTGACCTACTATGGCCTCCAGGCCCGGCTCAACAATGCCGCGGAGCGGGCGGGCGTCGGTGGTGGTCGGTTGATCCACGGAACGCGCCACCATGCGGGCACCACGGTCCTGCGCCGGTCGGGGAACATCAAGATCGCCCAGCGCCTCCTCGGGCACGCGAACATACAGTCCACGGCCCGCTACGCGCACGCCCTGGAGGACGACTTGCGGGCGGCGCTGG